ATCAACTATACAATCAGAAAGAAGTGCGGTTATCACGGGCATTCCAACTCCTGCTAATTCTGAAAGAAATGCAGTTATTAGTGGTAAAACAGTAGTTACAAATGATAGATGGGCTAGGATTACTGGAGATAGACATGGCTCTGAAAGAAGTGCAAATATAGTCGGTGCTAAATGTCCTTGGTTTGAAAAAGAAGATATTACTTGGCAAAGCAAAGATGAGGTTGATTGGTTTACTAAAGCCAAAAAGAAAATTTATAGACAATTAAGAAAAATTAAGTGTGATTAAATGTTATAATTTAAAGGAGGTGTAATTTTATGGCAAGCAGAAGAAGATATACAACCAGCACAGAAATATCAGAATATGCTGACATCATTATTGACGACAGCACTGAGGCCGATGACCAAATAAGTCAGGCTGAAGAAATGATAGATGCTTATATTGGTTTTCAAAATAAACAGATAAAATCTAAGTTTGAAGGTGTGGCTACAGGAGGTACACCTACCACCCTAATTGATACTTCTGGTGATACTCCACTTAACTACAATGATAATTACTTTAATTATTGTGAAGTAGAAGTAGTGGCAGGTACAAATGTAAGTGAAATTAGGCAGATTATATCTTCAGATAAGTCAGTTAATTCAATCACTGTTAATGAGGCATTTACAGCAGCTATTGATGATACTTCTGTCTATATTATTAGACAGCTAGGCAAATTCCCAAGAGTTAAAGATGTTTTTACTAAGACAGTTGATGGCGAATCACTCTACTACAAATCAATTCCTGAAGCAGTTAAGAGGGCTGTAGCAGCCCAACTACAATACATAATTGAGAAAGGTGTTGAGTTTTTTGCGGGAGCAACTGACAAGAAAATGGAGATTATTGGCGATTATCATTATCAAGTTAAAGAAGGTGCTGAAAGACTAATTGCACCTAAAGCAAGGATGTTACTCAAGGGGATTATGAATAGGAAAGGAGTGTTGATAGCATGAAACATTTAATGAGGCAAACAGTATTAGTTTTCCCAAGACCCTCTACTGATGCGTATGGCAGGGATAGTTTCTTGGCTAGTACAGCTGTTAGAGGCAGATTTGTCTTGAAATCAATTATTATCATTGATTCTAAGGGCGAAGAAGTACAAGCTGACGCTGTTTGTTACTTGCCTAATACTATTTCTGACTTAGACATTGGAGATAAGGTTGAATATAACAGCGTTTCTTATAGGATAATTAAACTAGAGCAACCAATGGATGATTTAAGTGTTAAATTCATTAAGGTTACTTTAAAGAAAAAACTATGAGTAAACAAATAACTTGGGATATAAGCGATTTTAATATGAGGTCAGCTCAAGTTAACCCTGCAATGATTAAGGCAGCAAGTAAGGCAGTAGGTGAAGCAGGAGATGAGCTTTTAAGGCTATCTGCCCTAGAAGTACCACATGATACTGGAGAATTACAAAATAGTGGCAAAGTTGATAAGGGTAATTTAGAAGCATCAGTAAGCTACAACACGCCTTATGCTGTTAGGGTACATGAGCATCCAGAATATAAGTTTCAAAAGGGTAGAAAAGGTAAATACCTAGAAGACCCACTTAAAAACAATGTCAGTAAATTTAGAAGTATAATTGATAAAAAAATTAAGGATAGTTTAAAATAATATATGGCAAATATGAATATAGTTAATACAGGTCGCACTATTAAGGATTGGTTATTAAATATCAGAAATATACATAAAGAAAAAGTTGAGCTATCTCAAGATAAACCATATAATAAAGATGACAAAAAACATGATAAAAAAACAAAGAAATAAAAGACCAGTTGGTGCTCAAAAGGGGCATATTCCTTGGAATAAGGGATTAAAACTAGAAAAAAGAAAGCCTCTTTCTAAAGCAACAAAAATAAAGATAGGAAATGCTAATAGAAAAAGCCAGAAGCGATTATGGCAAGACCTTGAGCATAGGAATAAAATGAGTGAATCTCATAAGGGATATAAAGCTAGTGTATCGACTAGATTAAAAATGAGTAAGAATATGCTTGGTAGCAATAATCATTTTTGGCAGGGTGGAATTGCAGATTATCCTTATCCTGATGAATGGACAGAAATATTAAGAGATTCTATTAGACAAAGAGATAATTATATTTGTCAGGAATGTGGGATACATCAAGATGAATTAAATAAAAAACTAGATGTCCACCATATTGATTATGATAAAAATAACTTAGACCCAAAGAATTTAATTTCACTTTGTAGAGGTTGTCATATAAAAACTAATTATAATCGAGAATATTGGATAGAGCATTTCAATCAAAAGGAGGTTACAGATGGCGAATAAGTGTATAGACAATCTAGCTAAATATTTAGAAGACAATGAGATAGGCACACTGGCCACTGATTTATTCAAGGCATACTTGCCAGCAGAGCCAGATAGTCTTGTGGTTGTTTATGATACTGGTGGATTTGAGCCTGATGTCTACTTACCAACTGGAATGCCTACTTTTCAAATCTTTGTTAGAAGTGAAGATTATACGACTGGTAAGGCAAAGGTAGATGAAATTGCAGCTCTTGTTAATAGAAAGGCCAATATTCAATTAGTTTCAGGCGGTGTTTATTTTTACTACCTGACTTTAATGAATGAGCCAGTCCATATTGGCCGAGATTCCAATGAGCGTGACGAGTTTAGTATCAATGTGCGAAGCATGATAAGAAGGTAATTGTGTTAAAATAAGGATAGTATTATGATAAAGTCGAATGGAGAATCATACAGAGAATTTAGATGTACAAAATGCAGAAACCTGCTTGCTCTTGAATATATATATGCTGGCAGATTGCAGATTAAGTGTCCCAAGTGTAATGAGTTGAATAATATCGACTTTAAAACAACTAGGGCAGAGATACAAAAATTATTAAATAAAACCTTTAAGGAGGTGAAATAAATATGGCAGCAGACATAACAAATGTAAAACTAGGCGTTTGTAGTGCTACTTTCAACGACGTAGATTTGGGTCACACCAAAGGCGGAGTTATCGTAACCTACACTCCCGAATATCACGATGTTACCGTAGATAAATATGGTAATACCGTAGTTGAAAAAGTATTAATCGGTGAAAAATTCACAGCTAAAGTCCCTTTGGCAGAATCAACAATGTCTAACTTGGCAATCGCATTACCTGCAAGCTCAGGTGATACAAGTAAGACTACTATTGGAGATAGTGCTGGTACAGCAATGGCAGCATTGGCTAAGCAGTTAGTGCTTCATCCTATCGCCAACGATTCAGACGACCTTTCAGAGGACGTTGTTTTGTACAAGGCAATAGTTGGAAGCGAAGTTACTCTTGATTACACCTACGATGGTGAAAGAGTAGTTGAAGTTACTTTTGAAGCTATCCTTGATGAAGACAGAAGCGATGGAGATTATCTAGGATTAATCGGAGATTCAACAACCTAATAGTAATTAGCATTTGAAGCAGGTTAATGCTCGCCAATTACAAATATGAAAAGTATAAATATAAAAATAAATAACAAAGAAGTTGTTATTAAAAAACTACCCCTTGGTAAATATGCTGAGGTATTAAATGCTTTTGACAAACTTCCAGCTAAAATTGGGAGTTTTGATAAGTTGTCTCAAGATAAAATTCTTGAGGTTTTACCAAAGCTAATATCTGAGTCCTTTCCTGAATTGATTAAAGTCATTTCTATTGCTTCTGATGTTAAAGAAGAAGAATTAACTAATGAATATGGTTTAGACGATGTTACCCTTTTAATTAAGGGTATTTTTGATGTAAACGACTTCGCATTAGTAAAAAAAAATATTCAGGGGCTACTCAAACAAAAGGCAGTAGCCAAAAAAGTAGATACTGGCTTGAAAAAGTAATAGACGCTTTTGCAACTGAGTATGGTTGGACAAAACACTATATCTTAGAAAAGGTCTATCCTGATGAAGCATTAATAATGCTAGACTTGATTAGAAAAAGAAGTAATCAAAACTACTTAATGCTTTTAATGATTGCCCAGAATCCTCATAGCAAAGAGCCACAAAGACTTGTCTCTTTATTAAGAGGCGATACTGAAATGACAGCAATCAGTGATGATATAGAAAAGTCAACTGAAAGTATTGATAAGACTGGCGTTAAAAGATTAAAAAGATTATTAAAGAAAAGTCCTAAATCAAAAATAGGAGCAAAATAAATTATGTTTAACATAGGTGAATTAGTAGCAAAAATTAAAGCAGACATAACCAACTTTCAGTCGGGAATGGCTACTGTTAAAAAAACAGCACAAAATACGACTACTTCTGTCGCTAGTGGTTGGAAAAAAGCAGGAGGCACTCTGACTGGTGCTGGTGTGGCTGTGACTGCTATTTCAGCCCCTATTATAGCTTTAGGCGTAACAGGTGTTAAAACAGCAGTTAATACAGAAACAGCGTGGAAGAATGTAGAAAAAGTTTACGATGGTGTCGCTGATGAAATTAGAAATGATTTAATGCCAGCAGCTAAAGATTTGGCTATGGAATTTGGTAAGGATAAAGTAGCGGTAATTGGGGTTATGGAGGAGCTTGCTTCAATGGGGTTTAAAGGCCCAAAGTTAATAGATTTGACTAGGGAATCAATGGAGTTTGCAACTGCTTCAGGAATGGAGCTTGCAGACGCTACTGGTGCAGTTGTGGCTATTCAGGCTGTCTATGGTGTTGAAGGTAAAGAATTAACAGCGACATTGGCAATGTTAAATGCTGTTGAAAACGCTACTGCTGCTGGTACTGAAGATTTGACAACTGTTATTAGAATCGCAGGAGATGCAGCTCAAGGTACTGGGGTAGATATTAATGAATTGGCAGCATTTACAGCAGTTTTAGCTGAAAGAGATATTGAAGCTGGAGAGGCAGGAAATGCTTTGAAGTCAATCTTTATGAAAGTGCGTAGAGAAACAAAAGTAGGTGGAGAAGTCTATGAAAAAGTAGGTATCCAAATAAAAGATGCTAATGGCAACATGATGGATTCAGATGAAATATTGGTTGCCCTAGCCAAGAAATGGGATACATTAACTGAAGCAGAGCAAGATGAATTTATCCAAAAACAAATAGGAATCATGCAAGGCTCTAAATTTAGAGCTTTAATGGCTGATTTAAAAGATGATGAGTCTACTTATACACAGACGTTAAAGGATACTAATGATGAAAGGCAAAATGTTATTACTTATGAAAAAGAGGTAGCAATCTTCCTAGACCAATCTTCTACCAAAATGGCTCAAGCCAAGATTACTATTGCTGAGTTAGGTGAAACAATGGGTAAACTTATTTTAGAATA